TGTTGATAAGCTCGTCCGTATGGATGACGCTGGAGGCGGCGCAAACACACTCGACATCCCTTTCCGTTTCTATCCCTGTCTTGTGGCTGGTTTGGCTTATTATATCGCTATGAAGAAGGCTCCTGACCGTGTTCAGCTTTTGAAAGCGGTTTATGAGGAAGAGTTTGATCGGGCCAAGAGCGAGGATCGTGATCGTGCTTCGCTGCAACTTACACCTGTGAGAAACTGGTACAGGGTCGTTTAATATGGCTGGGTATGCAAGTGGCAAATTCGCAATTGCACTATGTGACCGTTGCGGTTTCCAGTATGCTTTTCTGACACTGAAAAAAGAGTGGAATGGTCTGAGAACCTGTATTGAGTGCTGGGAACCCAAGCACCCGCAGATTCAGCCGATCTTTCCACCTACTGAACCACAGGCTTTGTTTGAACCTCGCCCAAGTCGGGTTGAGCCTATGCAAGTTCCTGTTGGACAAGATATTTTTCCATATCTGGAAAACATCAGCACTCAGGGTGTTATGCAGATTGGGATTGTTAGCGTGGAGATTTCATAATGGCATGGACTTATACAACTCTTGTGCAAGCCGTTAAGGATTTCACAGAATACGATGAAACGACTTTCAATTCCTACATTGATACGTTCATTCGTAACTGCGAAGAGCGTATCCTGTTTTCTGTGCAATTGGTTGATTTCCGCTACAATGTTACAGGAACAACAACTGCTAGCAATAAGTTCCTTGGTCTCCCAGCAGACTTCTTGGCATCTTACTCGCTTAGTGTTACGGCAAACGGTGAAACCAGCTTCTTGCTGAATAAGGATGTTGAGTTTCTTCAGGAATATAACCCATCCGGTGCTACTGGGACCCCAAAATACTATGCCCTTTATGATAAGAGCACTTTTCTTTTGGCTCCTATCCCTGCCGGAGCGTATCCAGTTGAGCTGCACTATTATTACCAGCCCGTTTCGATTGTAGATACAGGTACATCTTGGCTTGGAACTAATGCAGAGCAAGCACTCCTTTACGGGACTTTGTTTGAAGCGTATACCTATATGAAGGGTGATCAGGACCTGTTAAACCTTTATAATCAACGGTTTGCAGAAGCCCTGACTCGCTTGAAGAACTATGGTGAAGGTCTTGAAGATGAAGATGCTTACCGTGATGGTTTGATCAAAATAAAGGCGACATAGAATGGTTGGAAGTCAAGGTAATACGGGTGAGTTCAAAGTTGATGTTCATACATCTTCTAACGGAGGTCATCCGCCAGAGTTCTGGGCAAAGCGGGCCGCTGATCGCATTGTCTCTGTTTCCGAAACAGCGCACCCTGCCATTCGTGAACAGGCTGTAGCCTTCAAGAATCTGGTAGAACAAGTAGTGCTTGAGCACATGAAAAGTGCTATATCTTGTGACAGGACCACGGTCAGCCATCTTATATCAGAGGCTGGCCACCCCTATTTAGCTGAAATTTTGAGGAGGCCATAATGGCTTTTACCGGAAACTTTATGGCAACTTCCTTCAAGTTGCAGTTGCTCAGTGGCATTCATGCCTTCAACACTTCTGTCGTTCGTGCAGGGACGGGCGCAGATACTTTCAAAATCGCTTTGTATACCTCCTCGGCAACTCTTGATGCCTCGACGACGGTATACTCCTCGACCAACGAAACAACCAATACGGCGGGTTCTGCCTACACGGCTGGTGGTAATACGTTGACAAGCCCGACAACCTCTTCAAGCGGTACAACTGCTTGGGCAGATTTTGCCGATAGCTCGTGGTCGACAGCTTCATTTACTGCTCGTGGCGCGTTGATCTATAACTCGACCCAGAGCAACAAAGCTGTGGTTGTGTTGGACTTTGGTTCGGATAAAACGGCTTCTGCCGGTACGTTTACGGTGGTTTTCCCAACTCCTGATGCGAGTAACGCCATCATCCGTATTGCCTAATATCGGATAGTAAACTCCAATGGTTGATTCAACCGTATCATTTGAGGGTTGGGATCGATCCCTTGGATGGGGGGAGGGAGCCTTTGGCACGGGTGCTCTACCATTAACAATGACGGGGGACGTAGCGTCCTCTGCCACTGTTAACCTTGATGCCAATGTCAGTCCAACGGGTGTGTTTGCTACTGGAGATGTAGCATCCTCGGCTACCGTTACAGCAGATGCCAATGTTAACATTACGGGTGTTTCCGCTACTGGAGATGTAGCTTCTTCTGCGACAGTAAACCTAGATGCCAATGTCAGTCCAACGGGTATTTCCGCTACCGGTGGAGTTGGAGCTGCTTCTGTTACAGTGGATATTGATGCCTCTGTAACTGGTGTTGCTGCAATAGGAAGTGTTGGAACTGCTACTGTTACGGCGGATGCCAATGTTAGTTTGACGGGTGTTTCTGCTACCGGTGATGTTGCATCTTCGGCCACTGTTACGGCTGATGCAAATGTCAGTCTGACGGGTATGTCCGCTACTGGTAGTATTGGCACTGCTACTGTTACGGCGGATGCCAATGTCAGTCTGACGGGTATTTCTGCTACCGGCGATGTTGCTTCGGATGCCACTGTTGTGGCGGATGCCAATGTCAGCTTGACTGGGGTAGAGTCTACGGGTGCTGTTGGCGATGTTGCTATTGAATCCGTCAACTTTGTCGATGTAACTGGGGTTGAGGCTACTGGTCAGGCCGGTAGCTGTACGGTAACAGGAAATGCTGATGTTGCTGTTGTAGGTTCCTTTGCAACAGGGTATAGTGGCCAAGTTTTCGTTTGGGGGAATGTTGTTCCAGATCAAACGCCTAGTTGGATAGAGGTTGTTCCAAGTGAAAATCCTGCTTGGACATCCATATCTTCAACTCAGTCTTCTGGTTGGACAGAGGTTGTCCCAAGTGAAAATCCTGCTTGGACTACGGTCTCTCCATCTCAGGCCCCCAACTGGAATCAGATTGCCGCGTAGGAGGCAGATAAATGGCTAGCACATATTCAACTAATCTTGGTATCGAGCTTATTGCAACTGGCGAACAGTCAGGCACATGGGGTTCGACAACTAATGCTAACCTCGGGACTCTGCTTGAACAGTCCATTGCTGGCTACCAGACTCAGACTGTAACTGACTCTTCCTCATCAACGGTTTTGACGATTACCAATGGTGCAGCTTCGGTTGGCCGTAATGCTGTGATCTCCCTTACCGGTACGCTGACTGCGGCTCGTGTGGTTGAAGTTCCAGCAAAGACCAAGGTATATATTTTTTCTAATGATACCACAGGCGGGTTTGCGGTTACGGTAAAAGTTATTAGTCAGACGGGTGTGTCGATCCCTTCTGGAAGCAAGGCTCTTGTTTTCTGTAACGGTACGGATGTTGTCCAAGTGGCCCAGTTCCCATTAACTGTCGCCTTGGGTGGAACTGGCGGAACTTCGGTATCAACGGCACAGGCTGCGCTTCAGGTTGATCCAGCCGGAACTGCTGTAGCATTAGCAATCGCTTTAGGGTAATGTTTTCTAGAAAACAAAGGGCTGAATTATGGCAAACACGTTCACTAGCTACGTTGCAAAAAACGTAGGGACATCGGCATCAACACTTGTGACGGTAGGGTCTTCTACCCAGACAACCATTATTGGTATGACAATTGCCAATACTACCTCCTCGGCAATCACTTGTGATGTGTACTTCACCCGTTCTGCGGTGGATTACTATGTTGTTAAGGGGGCTTCGGTTCCTGTTGGCCGGACCTATGTTGCGGTTGGCGGCGATCAAAAGATTGTCTTGACCACGGGAGATGCTTTGAAGGTCGTGTCATCTGCTGTTACTTCTGCTGATGTTATTACCTCGGTTCTTAACATCACCTAATAGGGGGAAAGAAAATGCCCAGTACAGGTTATCTTGGATCAGTACCAAACCCATCTACCCCTCAACCCGTGGGTGGAGCAAGTGACCTTATTTTCTATGAAAATGGTCAAACCGTTACTTCTAATTACACAATTACCACGGGTCAGAATGCGGGTACGTTTGGTCCTATTACCATTAACGGTGGTGTTACGGTAACAGTTCCATCTGGTTCAACTTGGAGCATTGTGTAAGATGCCGATTAAACTCAACGGTTCCACATCAGGCTATAGCCAGCTTCAGGCGGCGGCAGTTGCGGCAAGCAATACGCTTACCCTTCCAGCCAGCAATGGCGCACTTGTGGCACAAAGCACAACAACTGCGCCAACCAATGGGCAGATTCCAATCGGCAATGGCACGGATTATACTGCCGCAACAATTACGGCTGGTACAAACATTACTGTAACTAATGCTGCGGGGAGCATTACTATTGCGGCGGCGGCGTCTGGGGCCGCCGGTTTCAATAATATGGTTGTGTTTACATCCGCCACAAGCACTTGGACCATTCCAGCGGGTATTACAGCTTGTAAAATTACCGTAATTGGAGGTGGTAACAGTGGTGGAGCCGCTGCAAGTTCTTGCGGCTCAGGAGCGGGTGGAGGCGGCGGCGGAGCAGGCGGCACTGCCATAAAATATTTTACAGGGCTAACGCCGGGAAACACACTTTCTTACACTGCTGGTGCGGCTGGTTCTAGTTCAAGTGTTTCGTCAGGGACACAAACAATTACAACCATAAGTGCCACAGGTGGGGCAGTTGGAGTTGCTGCTGGTACTTCCTCTGCTCCTGCTTATGGTGGTACTGGAGGTCTTGGTTCTGGAGGCACTCTGAATATTAAAGGTTCTGACGGCGGGTCAAGTAGTAGCAGCTCAAATGCTGGTACTGGTGGTAGTGGTGGTAATTCTACAATGGGTGGTGGCGGTAAAGGTGGCGTTCCATCAAGTGTAGGTTTAGCCGGTGGCGCGTATGGTGCTGGCGGCGGCGGTGGCGGTGCTAGTAGTGGCGGCTCTGTGTCAGCGGTTGGCACGGGTGCTGCGGGTGCCGTAATTATTGAGTATTGAGGTGGATGATGAAAGAAGCTCTTATTTCTCCTAATGAGCCGGTTTACAACTATGACGGCACATATCTTGGTGAACGCGTTGCTCAAGTAGAACCAGAGGGCGCAACATTCCCTGTTGCCGACCCATTATTCTGGGCGTCATGCGCTGATGATGTGGTTCAGGACAAATTTTACTGGAACGGTAACACTTGCGTTGCAATTCCAACACCTCCATTAGCGGCAGCACAAGAACCAACAACAACGGTTACAGGAACAGGCGGTCCAAATGTCGTTGCTTAACCGCCCACTTGCTCTCGGCAAGCTGACAGGAACTATCTACGACTTTGAAAACGCTGGTGATGAGCTTGAACGCCATACCCACGGTGAGGCAGATGTTCATATCTCCATCGTTGCCCGTGGTTCAGTCAAAATTTTTGGCGATGGATGGGAAACGCTTGCAAATACTGGCGCGGTTTTGGATTGGGAACCGGGCGTGTATCATGGGTTTGTTGCGCTTGAACCGAACACCCGCCTCGTGAACATTGTGAAGGGTTAAGACAATGGCAGTTACAATCAACGGAACGACAGGTGTGGCAGTCCCCCTTGGCACAGCCTCTACGCCGGGCGTTGTCAACACCACCAGTTCAACCACAGGCATCTACAACCCAGCCAGCACGACCCTTGCGCTTGCAACCAACGGGACACAGGCTGTCTATGTTGACGCCTCGCAGAATGTCGGCGTTGGAACCAGTTCAACAGGTGCTGGATACCGAGTATCTGTCGTTGGCTCTGCGGCGTCATCTGTGCCGCTTTATCTCCATTCGGATGCCACGAATGGATATGTGTATTCGCCAAACCCTTTGGTCATTGGTTCAACTGGGGCATATGCTCTCAGTCTCGTAACCAACAATACAACTCAAATGACGATTGCCTCATCCGGCATTATCACAGGCACTGCTGGTAATCTGATGCTGGTGCAGGGAACAGCCCAAGCGTCAACCAGCGGGACAAGCATTACGTTTACAGGTATTCCGTCTTGGGTAAAACGTATTACGGTAATGCTTAACGGAGTGTCTGTTACAGGCAGTTCTTACGTTCTAGTTCAAATTGGTTCTGGCTCTACAACAACATCAGGATATGTCGGTTCAGGAACAAATACTGGCACTGGCTCTGCCGCATCAATTTACACATTGTCTTATACCAATGCTTTTGGGATGTCTGCATCAAGTCCGGGAACTGGTAATTATAATATAATTGGAACTCTCGCAAATATTTCTGGCAACAATTGGATTTGGTCTTGTGTTGGAAATGATAGTGGGAGTGCTGTCGGGTTAACTGGAGCGGGCAAGATAGCTCTTGGCGGGGTTTTAGACAGAGTTGTATTTGCGGCAAGCACGTCTTCATCGACTATGTCTGGAACTGACACTTTTGATGCTGGCACAATCAACATCCAATACGAGTAAGGGATTCTATCATGGGCCTCAAGGTTGACACTATTCAGAATCCATCATCGGCGACAGTCAATCTGACGCTTGATACGTCCGGCAACGTGACGGCTGGCGCAAATTTGTCAGTGACTGGGAACCAGACAGTAACTGGGAACCAGACAGTTAATGGCACTTTGTCTGTTACAGGTAACATAACTGGAATCATCAACAGTAAGATTCAACCCATCACTGCTTCGGTAGCTTCAAACGCTCTTACGCTTACACTGAACCCAACACTTTTGGATTTTCGGTCCACGACATTGGGTAGTGGCACTGTTACAACTGTGTCCATCCCGTCTGCAATTTCTGTCGTTGTCCCAGCATCCTCCACGCTTGGCACGGTGAACGCCACCGCTGCGCGTCTTGTGGTTTTGGCAATTAACAATGCGGGAACGGCAGAACTTGCTGTCATTAACATTTCTGGCGGCAACCAGTTGGATGAAACTAACCTGATTACAACTACTGCCATCACTTCCGGTGCAACGTCAGCAAGTACCATCTACAGCACATCGGCTCGTACAAGTGTGGCGTACCGCGTGGTTGGGTTTATTGATATTACGGAAGCAACTGCTGGAACATGGGCCACCGCACCAAGTACAATACAGGGCGTAGGTGGGCAAGCTCTAGCGGCCATGTCGAGCATCGGTTACAGTCAAACATGGTCTGATGTTACGGCGAGCAGAGCTGCTGGAACAACATACACAAATAACACGGGCCGCCCAATTATGGTAAATATCGGTATTTCAAAAGCATCAACGGGGGTTGAGACTTTGACTGTTGGTGGTGTTGTTGCAGCAAAAGTTCTTTGGGGTTCAGCAAGTAGCGGTTATTTATCCGCAATCGTTCCAGTTGGTGCTACTTATGTGTGGTCTACCAGTGGAGGTAGTTTATATTCTTGGTCTGAACTTCGTTAAATCAATGCATTAGTTACAAAATGAACAAGGGTGACAGATGCCTTTCCAGAAACTCCAGTTTCGGCCCGGAATTGTCCGAGACGTTACGGCATACACTAACGAGGGTGGTTATTTTGACTGTAACCTCGTTCGTTTCCGCTTGGGGTTTCCTGAAACTATGGGCGGTTGGCAAAGAATATCTAACAACAGTTTTCTAGGGTCTGTCCGCTCTCTATTGAACTGGATCACTCTTGACGGCTCTAACCTCTTGGCCCTTGGGACAAACCTCAAATACTATATCCAAGAAGGTGGCCAGTTTTTTGATATTACTCCCCTCCGTAAGACTGTCACCCTCAACGGTGCGTTAACGGCTACAAACGGTCTGTCTACAATTGTTGTGGCAGATGTGGGCCATGGTTGTGTAAATGGGGACTTTGTTACGTTCAGTGGGGCGGTATCGCTTGGAGGCAATATCACTGCCGCCGTACTGAATAAAGAGTATCAAATTACATTTATTGACGTTGATAGTTACAAAATCACTGTGGCTGCAACTGCCAATGGTTCTGATACTGGACATGGTGGCGCGTCAATTTCTGCTCAGTATCAAATTAATACGGGCCTTGATACTCAGGTAGGTGGCATTGGTTGGGGTGCTGGAACATGGGGCCGTGGAGCGTGGGGTTCTGCGGCTACGATCAGTGTTGGTAATTCGTTGCGGCAGTGGGCACAGGACAACTATGGAGAGGATTTGATCTTCAACGTCCGCAACGGTGGAGTCTATTACTGGTATGGTGCAGGGGGTAACACGACCCGTGCTGTTACCCTTGCTTCACTGTCCACGGACACCTCTACACCAACAATTGCTAATCAAGTTTTGGTTTCTGACAGAGACCGTCACGTCATTGCTTTTGGTCCAAACATGGGTGGAGCAACTGCACAAGACCCTTTGAACATTCGATTCAGTGATGCGGAAGACCCGTTCACTTGGTATCCATCGGCCACAAATACCGCTGGTGATTTGCGTATTGGTTCGGGGACCAAAATCGTTCGTGCCGTTGAAACCAAACGTGAAATTGTAGTTTTCACTGATATTGGTGTCTACTCGATGCAGTACCTTGGTCCACCCTACACATTTGGTATCCAACAGCTCGCAGCCAACACGACAATCAATGGATTCAACAGTGCTATTGCTGTTGATGATGCTGTTTTCTGGATGGGTAACAGTAACTTTTATGCTTACACGGGTCAAACTGCTCCGATTCCATGCCCTGTGCAAAGCTATGTGTTTAATGACTTCAATGTCGCTCAGAACGAAAAAGTCTATGCCTTCTTGAACGCCCAGTTCAATGAGGTTAACTGGCTCTATCCGTCAGCAGATTCGGACGAAAATAACCGCTATGTCACATACAACTATGTTGATAAGGTTTGGACGTTTGGTGTTATTTCCCGCACTGCATGGCTTGATGATGGTGTCAGTAATAACCAGATTGCTGCTAGTACTGATGGTTATCTCTATTACCATGAAATCGGAACAGATGATGGCAGCACTAACCCGCCATCCGCACTGAATGCTTATATCGAAACCACGCCATTTGATATTGGTGACGGTGACAAATTTTCATTTGTTCGCCGCATGATTCCTGACATTAAGTTTTTTAATTCTACAGATAATCCAGAGGCCCGTTTGGTTCTTAAAACACAGAACTATAGTGGCTCCAAGTACGCCAGTGGTTCAAGTTCCGCTGTCGATAGGACATCAACTGTTCCTATTGATCAGTATACAAACGTGGCAAATGTTCGTGTCCGTGGTCGTTCTTTGATTTTCCGCATTGAAAGTAGTAAGGTTGGAACCCGCTGGGGTCTTGGTTCTCCGCGTATGGAAATCAGGACTGATGGTGGACGCTAATGGATTATAGGATTGTATTCCCAACTTTTCCACGCCCACCATCTGACTATGATCAACGCTATTTTCAAGACATTGCCAGAGCACTGGATGCTCTGGTTGTTGCTGTCAGAAATCCCGGGGAAGGTCGTCAGACAACTATTGTTCTGACAGATTTGAAAACAAACGATGTCGGCCTTGAGTCTGGAACAATCTTTCAAGTTGATGGGGTTTTGCGGGTATCTTTACCCAATCTTTCATATGTAGATGGAAACTTTGCAACAGGTCGTGTTGGTACTGTAACGGTAACGACTGTATGACTTGTCTTTTGGGCCATAAACAGGTAAGTTGTCGGTTGCCAGTATCAGGCTCTGGCCCTGCCAAACGTGAATATTTGTATCATAGGAACGCACTATGCAGCAGGGTATAGCCGCTCTTCAAGACCCACAGTTGAATAAACTTCTGTCAGTATCTTCGGTCAAGCCGCAAGACTTGCCCCGGATTGCGAGTGCTGCTGGGGTTTCGTATGAGAACCTCCCTACTGAACAGAAAGAAAGCCTGAAGGGTCTGGTCGAAGAACTGCGTGGTTTTTCATCAGACGAGCTTTTGGCATTTGACAAGTTTCTGACATTTATCTCTCAGCATAAAGACAAGTATGCTGAGTTGGTGGATGGCTTCTATAAGCGGGGTGTTTTTCAAGAAGGTGAACTTCCTGCAAAATATGACGAAAACTTTTTTGCAATGATTCATGCGATGGTCGTGCAGACCATGCAGCAGCAGAAGTCTCAGCCCGCTCCAGAACAAGCGATGGCTAAAGGTGGTATTGCTTCTATTCGTAAGGCCGCTGCAAAGGTTCGTGCTGCGGGACGCGATGGTGATACGATCTTGGCCCACATCAATCCACAAGAGGCTGCACTTCTAAAAGCCCACGGTGGTTCGGGGTCCATTAACCCTAAGACAGGTTTGCCTGAATACAAATCCATCTTCAGTAAGATCGGTAAATTCCTTGGTGCTGCGGCTCCCATCATCGGCACGGTTATCGGCGGTATGGTCGGTATGCCGTTCCTTGGTTCTGTTTTGGGCGGTGCTGTCGGCGGTCTTGCTAGCGGCGGCGGTGTTAAAGGTGCTTTGCTCGGTGCTGCGATGGGCGGTATCGGATCGCTTGCTATGGGCGGTGTCAGCAGCATGATCAACGGCGGCACTTTTATGCAAGGTTTTAACGGATCGCTGCCGTCATTTCTTGGCGGCTCTGGTGAAACTTTTGGCGGGTCGTTGTTTGGTGCTGGTTCCACCGGCGCAGGAACAGTTGATCCTGCTACTGGGAACGTAACTACACCGGGTGGACTTTCTTTGCCCGGCAGTCAAAATGCTCCAATGCCTGTTGTACGTCCTGATTCAATTGCTACTGCTGCAACGGAAGTTCCAACAACTGCTGCGGCAGCTTCAACAGCTAAGTCTGCTGGTGATTCCAGTGGTATCTTCAAATCCATCATGGATAACAAAGGTCTTATTGCTACGGCTGGGATCGGTGCTTTGTTGGCTGGTTCTGCTGGTGGAAACAAGGCTCAGGCTACACCTCTGTCAGTTTCTCACCCCGATCTGACAGAAGCCCAGCGTGAGGCCAAGTATCCTTGGACTGTGATTGACAGTAAAAACTTTGTATCAAAAACTCCTGAGCAGACCGCTGCTCAAAATCAGTATAGCTGGTTGAAGCCAACAACGGGCAATCAAGAAGTTGCAGCCGCAACCGGTGGTCGAATTGATGCGCGTGTTGGCGGTCATCTGGAAGGTCCGGGGACCGGGACCAGTGACTCGATTCCAGCAAAACTGTCAGACGGTGAGTTCGTTATGACAGCAAAGGCTGTTCGTGGTGCTGGTAAAGGTGACCGCATGGCTGGCGCAAAGAAGATGTACGAATTGATGCACAAACTTGAACGGGCGGCATAATCATGGCTGATGTAACAACACAAGAGTATATCACTAAAGAATCGCCCGAAATCGAAGCCTATAAACTTGGGCTTTTGAAATCAGCCAAGGACCTGACAAATACTCCTGTCACTGTTCCAAAATCAAATGTTGCGGCCATGTCGCCGGAGCAGATTAAAGCCATTAGTATGGCTAAAGAGGGTATTGGTTCTTACCAACCCTTTCTGAATACTGCTCAACAGGACTACACTGCTGCCGGTGGGACACAGGGTTTTGGGGGTCTTGCTGACATTGGTAAGGCTGCGGTGAACTACGGGATTGCTGGGGCGGCGGGTTACGACCCCAACATGACCAAGCAGTTTATGAACCCCTATCAGGAACAAGTTACCCAAGAAGCCATGAAGGAGATGCAGCGTAAAGCTGACATCCAGAAGGCTGGTCTGAATGCTCAAGCCGTCAAGTCGGGTGCTTTTGGTGGTAGCCGTCAGGGTGTGGAGCAGACCGAACTTGGTCGTAATTTGTATGACATCCAGTCCAAGCGTCTGTTTGAAGATTACGCCAATAACTATAATCAGGCTCTTGGCGCGTCGATGACTTCTTTTGAAAACCAGCAGAAGCGGGCGCAGAACGTTGGTAATCTGGCACTGGGTGCCGGTCAGCTTCAGGCAACTGGGGCCGCTGGTATTGCTGGTCTCGGTAAGAGTCAGGCGGACCTCGGTCAGTTGACTTCCGGTCTTCAGCAGGGTGATACCTCCTTCTTGTACAACATTGGTCAGAAGGAAAATGACTATCAGCAGAAGGTCTTGGATACAGAAACCAAAAATGCTACTCAAGCTGCCTATGAGCCATATCAACGTCTGTCATATCTGTCAGATATTTATAAAGGTGCGCCTTCTTCTCAAAGCACACTTAGCCAGACCTCGGCTCCTTCTGCCTCTATGGCTTCCCAGATCGGTGGGCTTGGTATTGCAGGGCTTTCGGCATATAACTTGTTTAACAAGTAAGGGTTAGATTGATGCCTATGAATAATGATCCAGTCCTGAACCGCCCAATGTTCAGTAACTCCTTGGCCCCAACCGTGCAGCCTTTTCAAGCTCATGGGACTGGTATCACGTCGAATGTTGTCAGCCCAGATGTGGGTGCAAAACAGTTGATTAACACTTTTGGTGGTTCGGGCATGGCTGGTATGGCTGGCACGGGTTATGCTGACGGTGGCTATGTAAAGCATTTCAAAGAGGGCGGTTATACTCTTCCCAATATTGGTTTGCGTGTTGGTAAGAATGATCAATACTATAATGAACCGGCTATTACTACTGGTGATCCAACATATCGTGAAAACATTCAAGCTGATATTACCCGTCCAGAAGGTTACACCTTTGTAAACCCATATAAGGACGATGTTTCTGATAGTACGGAACGCCGCCGCCTTACGTCTCGCGTCCCTGATGAATATAAATCTCTTCAACTTTCCCGTTTGGAAGAGGAACAAGCTGCGGAAGCTAGACGCGCTCTTTTGGAAAGAGCAAGAGCTGCTGGAGCAAAAACAGGGACGACTCAATTTGAGCGTAGCATGGACCCCACATCATCAAATATGGATGATGAAGCCGAGGACCGTATGCAACGCGCTCGCAGTGGTGTTGGATCGTTGACCAGTAAAATTTCTGCTGCTTATGAGCGGGCTGGTGAAGAACCTCCTTATGAGGGTGTAAATTATAACGAACAGATGGCTGGTGTAGATCGTACTGCTCCTGTTTCCTCCCGTACTGGGGATGAAGAATATGGTCCCCCTATGCCTTCTCCATCAGAGGATTCTAAAAAAGGTGAAGAGCAAGGTCCTCCCATGCCTCCAAAGGGTAGTGCCAGTGAGCGTGAAAAACGCGCTGGTAAGGGTGGTCTTGATCTTCTGCTGGAAGACATCAAAAATCGCCGTGCAGCTTCTGCCGAGGAAAAAGAAAACAATAAGTGGATGGCCTTGATGCAAGCTGGCCTTGCAATTGCTGGTGGTCGCAGCCCACATGCGTTGCAGAACGTTGGGGCTGGTGGTCTTCAGGGTGCAC